GATTTAAGTTTTGATGGGAATTTCTGTGCTTATATAGAAAGAAATCAAGGTGGTTTACCAATCGGCATTCACCCATTACAATATGATGATGTTAATGTTTTCGTTTCTCCTGATGGTAGGGAGGTTTATTACGAAGTTAAAGAAAGTGCTAATAGCGTTTACCCAATAACAGGTAAGGTGCAAAGTATGAATATGATTCACGTTAAAGGTTTATCCTTTGATGGTATTACGGGAAAATCTCCAATAGAAGCTGCAGCCGAAACATTAGGTATATCTATATCTTTAGATAAACACGCAGGTAATTGGTTTAAAAACGGTTCACAGTTAGGTGGTATTCTTAAACACCCTGCTACATTAAAGCCTGATACAGCTAAACGATTAAGAGAATCGTGGAATAGCAACTATTCAGGTGTAGCCAATACAGGGAAAACAGCGATATTAGAAGAAGGTATGGATTGGGTTGCTAGGACTGTTCCTAACAACCAAGCACAATTTATTGAGTCTAGGGAATATCAAATAAGCGACATTTGTCGCATTTTCAGAGTACCTAATCACCTAGTGAATGACCTATCTTCTGCAACTTATAGTAATATCGAAGCACAGCAAATCGACTTTGTAGTGCATACTATCACACCTTGGATTAAGAGAATTGAAAGTGAATTAAACCAAAAATTAATTCCTTCAAACAAGAGAGGTCAAGAATACTTTAAATTCAACTTAAACGCTATTCTTAGAGGTGATTCAAAGAGTCGTGCAGATTACTACAGAACATTAGTAAATATTGGGGTGCTTTCTCCCGATGAAGTTCGTTCTTTAGAGGACTTAAATCCTATGGGTAATGAAAGTGCAAAGGTGTATATGCAATCTAATATGATGCCTTTAGATAAATTAGGTGAGGACACTAAAAGAACAACAGTATGAAAGATAACAAAGAAATAAGAATATATAACGGTAACTACGAGGTTCGTTTAGAAGAAGGTTCTGACGAAACTAAAGTACGTGGTTATGCAGCTTTATTCGATACAGATAGTAGGGATTTAGGATTCCGAGAAACAATATCTACAAGGGCTTTTGATGGTCGTTTAGAGGACAATGTAATTTTAACATTCAATCACGACCCTAACCTAATTTTAGATAGAAACATAGGTGGTACTTTAAGCCTATCTGTAGATGAAAGAGGTTTGATTTATGAGGCTACTTTACCAAACACAACAACAGGAAATGATGTTGCTGAGTTAATGCGTAGAGGCTTGTTATATGAATCGTCTTTTGCTTTCACAGTAGAAGATGATGATTGGTCAAAAGATGGTGATACCACTAGACGAACTATTAATAAAATAGGCAGATTAGTAGATGTTTCCATAGTAGGTGTTGGTGCTTACGCTAACACAGATGTCGCACTTCGTTCTAAGCAAGAATTTGAGGAATCTACTTCCCCAAAGGCTAGTGAAGAAACGAAAGAAGAACCAACCGAGGTACGACAGGATAACGATGAGGAAACCCCTCAATCAGTTGGTTCGCAAATAAATTTATTAACTAACGAATTAAATCTAAAAAGAAGGATATGAAAAATTCCGTAGAATTAAGACAAGATAGAGCAGCGTTAATCGCAGAGGCGAATGTGATGCTTGAATCTTGCAAAACTGAATCTCGTGACTTTAACGAAACTGAGCAAGTTTCTTATGACGAGAAAATGACAGCTATTGACAAATTAGCTAAGAACATCGAAACTGTTGAGCGACAAGAAAAATTGAACGCTGAAATTGCATCTAATGTAGGGTCTGCATCAGTTCAAAAGACTTCTGACATTAAAGAAGTTCGTGACTATTCTGTTTTCAAGGCGATTAAAGGAATGATGGACAACAACCTTGATGGTGTTGAGAAAGAAATGCACCAACAAGCAGTAAACGAAGCTAGAGCAGCAGGACACACCGTTAACGGTTTAGGTATTCCTGCATCTATGTTAGAATCTCGTGCAGCAGAAGGTGTAACAGAAACAGGTTCAGCTATTGCTCCAACTTCTGTTAGTTCTTATGTTGATGCAATGCGTGAGTCATCCGTATTCGGTAAAGTAGGTGCAACTATCTTAAATGGTTTATCTGCTAACACAATCATTCCGATTACAGGTACTTCAACTGTTAATTGGGAAACTGAGGTGGCTACTACTACAGAAGGTGGTCAAGGATTCGGTAAGGTGACTTTAAGCCCTAACAGATTATCTTCTTTCGTTGATATTTCTAAACAACTTTTACTACAAAGTGGTAGTGGTGCAGAAGCAGCGATTATGAAAGATTTAGGTCGTGCAGTTGCTCAAAAAATTGACACAGCAATCTTTACTACTGCAGGTGTAACAGGTGCGCCAGACTCTATAGGTGAGGCAGCTAATATTAATGAGTTTATTGAGGCAACTTATAACGCAGGTACATCAGTTGTTGCTGATATGGTTACTGCACAAGGTGTTTTAGCACAAGCAGGTGGCTTGGATGGTAACTTAGCTTATGTAGCCTCTCCACACTTGATGGGACAAATTAAAACGGGGGCGCAAGTTGATAACGTATTAGCTGCACTTCAAGGCAACTCAGTAGCAGGTTACCCTTGTTACTTCACTAATGGATGTACAGGTGTTGCAAACACATCAGGTGACTTCTACTTCGGTGATTTCAGTAAATTATTCATTGGTTTGTTTGGTGGTCTTGATATTGTTATCGACCCTTACACTCAAGCTGCATCAGGAAGCACACGTATTGTACTTAACAACTACCTTGACTGGGGTGTTGCACAGGAACGAGTTGATGGTGCTGACGTTGTAGGTAAAGCGTTTGTAAAAGCTACTTCTGCTTTAGTATAGTAGAATATAGATACTAATACTTAAAAGGGGGTTCTTCGGAACTCCCCTTTATTAACTTTAACTCTTTCAATAAAAACTTATGTATCTCGACCCTAACTATAACGTACAAGGCGATTTAGTTGTTAAAACCGACCCTTCAACAAAGGTCGTTACAGTTGATGAAATTAAGTCACACCTTCGTATTGATACTGATGATGAAGATACTTTGTTAGGTGTATATATAGACGCTGCAACAGAAATGGCAGAACACTATTGTACAAGGCATTTTATTGAACACGAGTATAAGTTATATTTCAATACGGTAGTATCACAGGCATCTTTAATATTCCCTGATTGTACCTTATTAACAGCAGGTGATGACAATCCTGTTAAATGGCTTGATTCGGCAGGAGCAACACAAGAATCTACAGAGGCTTACATTGATGCTCACTCTAATCCTTCTATAGTTTATTTGAGTAGTGATTTCTCTACTCCTACATTAAAATCAAACGCAGCTAACACTTTTTGGTTTGAGTTTAAGACAGGTTTTGGTGATGAACAAAGTGATGTACCACAGGCTATACAACAAGCTATTAAATTGATTGTGGCTGATATGTATTACTTTAGAGAGGACAGGAAACGAAGATTCCCAATGGCATCTGAAATATTACTACAACCTTATAAATGTTTCCATTAAGATATGGCTTTCATTGCAAAAATAAAGGCAGGGGAATTTAACACAAGAATTACCTTTAAGGAGAAAACTTACACTCAGGATGGATTCGGTGGTATTACAAGTGCCGATTCAACAGTAGTCACGGTTTGGGCTAACAAGAATGTTAAGTCGCTTAGAGATATTGAGGAAAAGTTTGAAGGAGAAGAATTACAGTCTTATGGTCGGTTTGTTTATACGATTAGGTATAGTACCGAAACTAAGGCGATAAAATCGGATTGGACTCTTGTTGATTCAGGGGATGAATACGAGATTATAGGGTATGTAATAGACCCAAGAAAAGAGTTTATTGAGATTTTTGTAAAACAAGATTTACCAACTGATTCACCTGTTTAGTTATGGCTGATAAAAATACGAGAATTACCGTTAGGGGAGTTGATGATATTAAGCAAGGTTTAAAAAGACTTGGTTATTCAGCTAAACAATCTCGTACACAAATAAATAAGGCTCTTAGACCTGCAGCAACTAAACTTGTAAAGGGTATGCAACAAGCATATCGAAAAGAGTTTAACACTCATAATAAAAAGCGTGATGGTAGAAGAACACCAACTTGGGAAACCATAGGTATTAAAACAGCTAAACGCTCTAAGAACCCCGCTCTATATGTAGGTCCTCTTAAAAAAAGAACAACTCCAATTAGAGTTAAGGGTAAGGATAGTTACAATTTAGCTGCTATGCAAATAAAGGGTAACGCAATCCAAAACCCTAGAAGAAATATATTTGAGGAAACAGCAAAGAAAATGGAATCAACAATTTA